GATGTCGATGAAAGAAGCTAAAGAAGGTTATTCTGAAAGCCATAAGGTCGTTTGGCAGACTGTTAATTACAAAGCACAACCTGAAAAGGTAGTACCAGCAAAAGATGCTTATACTTCAAGAAGATTTAGTATTAAAGAATTACCAAAAAAAGATTAAATAATAGTTGTATATTTGGTTATTAAAACTATTATTTTTATAAAAACAAAGTCTAAGAAATATTTAAATAATAGTTGTAAATACTAGACCATTTGCTATAGTTACAATATAAATATTAACAAGGAGAAAATAATGAAGAATTTAGAAAAAGAAATCAAAATGCAAAAAATGTTTAAAAATGTTTTTACTGTTTTTATGACTAAATTAGCAAAAGCAAACAATGTTGATTTAGCTGAATTAGTAAAAAAATCTAATGAAGATAGCGAATTAAGAAAAGAAATACAAAATCTTTTTTTAAAAACTTTGCCTAAAAATTAATTTTCCCCTGTGACGAGCAAGAAGTTTCTTTTTGCTCGTCCTTTTACTTGTACTGCATAAGTTGAATCTAATAATTCTTCACCAGCTAGTTCAAAATCTCTTTCTTCCATAGCTTCAAGCATCTTTGAAAATTTTAGCAACCTATTGATGCCAATATTGAAACACATATCTGCTAAGACTAATCTGACGTTGTAAGGCATAGACTGCCAAAAAGGTATGTTCCTATCAAGATCATTGAAGACACCATCCATATCATTTGACAATAACAATTCTGCTTCTTGGACAGTTATCCCATTGTCAGTCAGATTACGACCAACACCAATCGTAGTTTTATCGCTAGTACATTGATAAGGTTTAAGTTCCATGCCTTCATTCTTGATAAGCATTTCTTTTAAATCATCAATCAGTTCTTTGGTGACACCTGTTTCCATTATGGTTTGTAAGAGTCTTTGACGTTTTCTTCTCGCATATTGTTTCTTGCAACACCTCTATATTTTTCAAAACTTCTCATGCCTGATAATCCTAATAAAGATAATGTTAAGGTCATAAGACCTTCAGTATCAATTTCAGGTGGCACAATATCAATGGTAAATGTCCACACTACCCAATTGAGTATTGGTGCTAAAAAATACGCCCATGCTAATCCTAATGCACATATCCACATGATTGCAGGTCTAGCACCTGCAACAAAAATAGAACCATGTTTTGCTTGTGCAAGATTTATTTCATTTTGTGATTTTTGCAAGTCTATCATTTGCGATTTGATACTTGCTTCCAATTCCATACGCTTCGTTTTATCAGGTATGGCTTTACCTATTAAATCGCTTATTGGTTTAAAAAATTTATCAATCATCTTCTTTGCCCTCCAAAATGTTTTTAAGTTTCATAGCTTTTTCATGTGCTGAATCAGCGTGTAAGTCTTTATCTACTATCTTTTCTAATTTAAGGGATTCTATCTTGGTATTGCTGATATAACGCCATGTGTAGCCATCACGACCATAAACACCAAAGACTGTAGTACCCATGCCTATTTTGATTATCATGGCTTGTTCACCATCTAATAAGACCTTATCACCTTCGTTGAATTGTGAGTTAAGTTTGAATTTAAGACCTTTGATAAAAGATACAGAATAATCTTTAAGAGCAAGTCCGCCTAAGACACTTGCTATAAATATTGATATTTCAACATAATATTCTTCAATGTTCATTTCACATGAAGAAGGCATTAATCACTAAGGATGTAAGAAGCGTAATAACAATACCAGCTACTTGCCATAATCTAGTATTTTGTAAATTTATATCCGATTCAATAGTATCTAATCTGCGAAAGTTCTCCTTCCATTTCTGTTCGCAAACTCTTTCATGTCTATCTAAAGAGTTAGCTACCTGTTCAACAGTTGGCTTCTTAGTCGATTGTCTTGGTTTCGCTGTCGCTTTCTTTCTTGGCATTTTCTATACCTCTAAGGCTTTCTAATAAAGACTTGGATTTAAGATCAACCAATTGTTTCTTATCAGAAAACTCTCTTGCCATTGGTTCAATCTCAATACATCTTTGTTGCAAGGCTAGAAGATCGTCAAATAAACTTCTTTGTTCATCTGTCATATCTTCTTTGTTGTATTCTTCAACCTCACCATTATCGTTTCTAACTTGTATATCTGACATATTATTCTCCTATTGTTTTTGTTTCTTGTGTTGGTGTAACTAATTCAGCAATTTGGTTGCTTATATTAGTTTTTAATTCTGTAACTTTATCTTCTCCTAAAGCAGATTCTACCCAACCTGTAATTTGGTGATTGGTTAGATCAGCAAAAGCAGTAAAGCTAGATAAGTCAGAAGTATCTAAATCTTGTGTGCCATATATTCTAGCAGTAGCAGATACATCATTACCGCCAATATCTTGAACAGTATTAGCATCATCTATTCCTATTAATGACCAATGCACATTAAAGACAGTATCTTCATTACCATCAATGGTTTTTACATCTACAGTTTTACAATCCCAAGTATAATTTATTGCCATGTTATCCCTCTAATTTTTTTACTTTTTCTTCTAACTCTTGTATTGCTTTTACAAGAAGTGGTGTCAATTTTCCATATTCAACTTCTTGCATTTCTTTACCATCTTTTTCACCTACGACTCCTAAATCCCAACCAGCTTCTTGTATTTCATGTGCAATAAAACCTTCTGATGATTCGCCTGTTTCTTTCCAATCAAATTGAACAGGTTTTAACTTTTTAACTCTTTCCAAACCTTGTTCCATAGGTTGAATGTTTTCTTTTAAGCGATAGTCTGAAGTACCCCCATAAGTAACTGTATTTACACTTGTTCCTACAGATATAGTTCCGACAACAGTATTAGCATTATTTATCATTCTTAAAGCATTATAAGTAGCATTAGTAGTTGGTCTAGTAACTATATGATTGAAACTTGCTGGAGAACAATTTACTAAAAGAAATCCAGCACCGATAGCAGATGAACTACCCAATAACATACCTGAACCTGAAGGGATTCTCATTCTTTCTGAACCATTATCAGATAAAAACCTGACTGCACCACTTGTCATTCTTGTGCCAATGGTCATTAAAGTATTATCATAATGAGTATAAATTTCTCCAGCTCTAGTGTCTGAAGTATGACCAAAAAACATTCCACTTTCTGTACTATCAGTTGCTAGTGTCGTAATTCCAGAATGACCATTGTTTTCAATAACAAGTTCATCTTTATCTCCTGAAACAGAAGATGCACCGCTATCTCCATTTTTAATATGAACTTTACCTAAAGGAACTGTTTCTCCAATACCAACATTACCACCATTTTCTATTACTACTATTCCATTTGTACCAACAGTAGAACCTGTGCCAATGAATAAATCATCAGCAGAATCATCTAAACCAATATAAAAATCTTGAGCATTACCATCGAATATTAAAGCGGTATCTTCTTCACCACCATCACCAATAGTGATTTTTGGTGTTGTGCCTTTTAAGACTAAATGACTATTTGTTAGAGTTGCAACATCTACATTACCAATTTTAAAATCTATTTGATCGTCTGTATCTGAGGTAATAGAAGTATCAGCATCAGAATCTAAAATTATTTCACCACCATTTACATCTAAAGTTCCTGTCGTGCTTAAATTGCCATTTACAGTCAAAGCACCTGATGTTGAATTGTCTGCGGTGATTGATAAAGGCAAGGTTATCCAAGCATTGTTTGCAGAATTTCTTAGCTTCAATACATTAGCAGATGTATCAATCCACCATTCATAAGCAAATGTAGTAGATGGTTCTGACGAACCTGAGTTGTTAGATACAATGGCATCTAAAGCATTATTTAAGTCTGCTCTAAAGTTTGCACCTGATTGGTTAGCTATATCGTAATCGTGTTGAGCCATTAAAAACCTCTTGCTATATAGTCAAATGTTCTAGCGACAATTGTACCACTACTGTTCTTGAAAGTAATTGTAAAACCTGTGCTGGACACACTTGTTATTTCATAAAAATCTCCACTTGCCATATTTTGTGCAGTAACAGCAATTTTTGGAGTAACTAAAAATCCTTCACCAAAAGTAACGCCTAAAGCGCTTGTACTTGATGTAAGTTGTTGTGTATCTATTTTTTGAAATGCTTCCAAAGTTGCAGACAAAGATGTGATATAAACTTGATGTGTGACATCTCCTGATGTCACTAATAATTTAAACTTGAAAGCACGACCATAGTAATTACCTATTCTAAAATTTTGAAAATCAGACCAAGATGGCGAGCCACTTGGATCGTCATTGGTTGTTGCTATTTGCAACTGCACTTCTACATCATCGTAAGTATTAGCATCTATAGAATCCCATGTATCAATATTTCCTGAACGTGTATCAAAAAAATCTGATGTTGAATTTGTTGTAAAAGCAAAAGCAGAACTTAATCTATAAGATTTTGCTGATATTCCTGTATCAATATAGTTTGCAAATTCATAACTACCTGATAAATCCACACCACCAGCTGAGTCAATTAACCCTACTTCATCAATCAATCCTAAAGAATCAAACAAAGTATCTGCTTCTAACTTTAATTGATCGTCAATTGCGACCATGTTGGTTTTACTTCCGCTAAAAGATGGATTTTCTGTTCTTGTTAAAAATACTTGCGATTGAAATAAATCAGGTGTGACTGTATTAACAACAGATGTTGCATTGGTAGATTTTATACCAATAGAATCAACAGCTTTTATTAAATAAGTACCAACTAACAATGGCACTTCTACAGTATTTGATATTCCTGATACAGCTTCTCCTACTTGTGTAGATTGTGACCATACCGCACCTGATGTTAAAGATGAATGTCTAATCTCAAAACTACCGCCAATCTTTACATCCAAGTCTGTTGTAGGTGTCCAACTTAAAGTAGCGGTATTTGAATCTGCTCTCAAATAAAAATTAGAAACATCTGATGGTACTGCGGTTAAGCCATAGATTCTTTGAGTAGTAGATGAAAATGCTGATGCCACACCTACAGTATTAACCGCTCTTACTCTAAATTCATACAAAGCAGGTTCAATATCAAAGAATTCAAAATTACTGCCTTGTGATGTTCCAGCACCTTGAAAAGATGCTTCTGTTGATTTTTTAAATTCAACATCATAATGATCTATAGTAACTCCTAAATCTTCCCATTCTGTATTGGTTGATGCACCAAAAGTAAGTATGGCTTTTGCCTTTACACCTGATCCTTGTGTAGTAGTAAATAGTTCTTCTGTGACAGAATTTATCGCAGGTGTGTTTACATTAGGTAATATTGAAAAGTTTTTTACTTCAAATATTTCTGTAGCAAAATCAGAATAAACACCTAATCTGTTTTTTGCCCTAATGGCTACAAAGTATCTTCCAGCTTCTAATTTATCTATAGTAAAACTTTCGGTAACACTTCTGCCTTCAAAATCATAACTAGCTTTATTGGAAAAGCGTACTGAATTTAATCTGTTGATGCCTATTTCATAAGATTCAACAGAAGATTTATTTGGTTGTGTCCAATTGATAGTGACTCTGTTGAATAAGGTTGGCGGTATGGTAATCAATTCTTCCGAAGGTGTAGTTATTGCTGGTTTATCTACAGATGAAAAATTAGGTAAGTTCGTATTTGGTGAAGTATCTTCTGCCTGTATCAAACCAAAATCATAAACATCATCATCATATTCTCTTGCTGTAATGTCTACTTCATCATTATTTTTTATGGCAAGTTTCATAATCTTAAACTTCTTGCCTTGATTGGAATTAAGAGTATTCCACCCTAAAGATTCCAATGAAATAAAAACTACATCTCCTATCTCTGCTCTTAGTCCAACAATGGTTGATGTAAATTTAAAGACCAATGATTGCCTTGATTGTTTCATATTGATTGTAGAAATCATTTGCGCCCTTTCCATTTGATCTGTAAATGGAAGTTCTATGGCTCTTTCAAGACTTAAACCATTATCTTCTGTTTTGAATGTTGAACTTTCGACAATGGCAAAATCACCTTGCATATCACGATTCTTATTGAAAAAGTTTGCTCTAATTTTATTTGCTTTGTATTCTTTACCGCCTAAAGCTAATTCAAAAGCACCTACAATATTATCTTCATCAAAAGTTTGAACTGCTGTACCTGTATCATCAATGAGTAATTTATATTTACCACCTGAAAATATTAATGAACCTCTACATGATGTAAGGAGTTTTTCAATATTATCTAAGGCTTTGTTATTGGTATTTAAAATACCATTACAGGTATATTTCTTTTGTGTCTTATCTCCTACTGTAACTTCGGTATCACAAATATTTCTTGCGGTAGTAAATGATGTCGAATCAATTTGTGAAGTTGGTATTGATCTACCATAAATGGTATTGGTTAGATAATCTTCAATGCAATCTGCTGGATTGTCACTAAATACCTTATATGTAGTTCCGCCTGATGTTGTGCTTCTTGTTTTTTTACCAATAACATCAAAATTTACTTGCGGTATTCCTGTATTACCAAATACTTCAGGTTCAAATTTAAATCTTACAATTGCATAAGCAACACCTTGTAGTCTGTCGGATGAAGTCCAAGTGCCATTGGTTTCTGAGATTAAATCTTGGTCTGCTGTTTGTGTAGTTGTGCCATTGTATATTTCATATTTAACTATGCCTTCATACTTTGGTTTATGAATATTTTCAGTACCAAACGAAGTAATACCTCCAAACACACCAGCGGTTTCGCCCTCACTTCCAATTATTGATGTCAAAGATGTATCATATAAATCAGGCGTAGTATTTACTTCGTCATTGTTTAAATAGACTTGACTGACTCCTTGAATCTCACCTTCTGCAATTGCATAAACCACATGAAGAAACTCATTATCTGCACCTGATACATGATAAAAAATTGGTGTACCACCTACTCTTCTTTTGCCATAAATAA